CCCGATTTGAGCGCGACCACGATCAGCGGCGATGCTGACAATCCCCTCGCTGTCGAAGTCACCGACGCCCTCGCTTCCCTGCTTCAACGACCTGCTGTTGCAGATGGGGAAGAAGGAATTGCGGGCGCGAATGGCAGCACTGTCCAATGAGCAAGCTTACGCATTGCTCTACAGTTGGGAATTCTGGGCGCGACCAGATCAGCGATTGCCCCCCGGCAACTGGCCTGGATGGCTCTTGCTCGCCGGCCGCGGATTCGGCAAAACTCGCACAGGCGCGGAGGTCGTCCGATCTTGGGCGCGTCATTTCCGATTCGTCAACCTTATCGCCGCAACAAGCGATGATGCTCGCGACATTATGGTCGAAGGCGAGTCGGGAATTCTGGCTATATGTCCGCGGCACGAGCGGCCGTTCTATCGTACGTCTAAATCACGCCTTGAATGGCCTAATGGCAGCCGCACGCTCATATTCACCGCCGACGAGCCGGAAAGATTGCGCGGCAAGCAGCACGAAAAATTGTGGGCCGACGAAGTCGCAGCGTGGCGCTATCCCGAATCATGGGATCAAGCCATGATGGGTTTGCGCCTCGGCAAAAATCCTCAAGTCGTTGTCACCACGACACCGCGCCCGACGCCGTTGGTGCGTGAGTTGATCGCGTCGCCAGGTTGGATCGTCACGCGGGGAACAACGTATGACAACCGTGAAAATCTCGCGCGCAAATTCTTTGACAAGGTCATCACTAAGTACGAAGGCACCAGACTCGGGCGCCAGGAACTCAACGCCGAATTGCTCGACGATAATCCGCGTGCGCTTTGGCAGCGAGACAACATCGACCGATTTCGTTGTAACGTTGCGCCGACTCTTTCGCGCGTTGTCGTCGGACTCGACCCCAACGTAAAAAACAGGGATCGCGTCGAGCTCGCCAAGTCATCTGACATTCTTGACGAGGCCGGCGTCGTTGTCGCTGGCACTGCCTACGTCGACAACAAGCAGCATTTTTTCGTGCTCGGCGATTACTCGCTCGACGAAGGGCCGAATGTGTGGGGCGGCGCTGCGGTCAAGGCATACCGCGATCATTCCGCAGATCGCATCGTCGGCGAAGTGAACAACGGCGGCGACATGGTCGAGGCGACCATCCGCAACGTCGATCAGAACGTCAGCTATAAATCCGTGACCGCATCGCGCGGCAAGGCAATCCGCGCCGAGCCGATCGCAGCTTTGTACGAGCAAGGTCGCGTGCATCACGTCGGCAGTTTTCCGAAACTCGAAGACGAAATGTGCGACTTCGATCCGATCACCACGACGAAATCGCCCAACCGCATGGACGCGCTTGTGTGGGCACTCACCGAATTGTCGGCCGATGATTCGACCGGCATGTTGGAATTCATGCGCGGCCAGGCATCCGCCGTGCAGCCTGTCGCACCGAAGTATCCGACTCCGACTATCGTCACCGGCTGGCCCGGTTGAAAGGAAATTGAAATGGCAAACGTCACACTCAATGCACCGGCCGGCGCCGTGGGCGCTGTCATCGGCAGCGATGGCAATTCATACGCGATCAGCGCGGGCACGGTCAGCATTCCTTCGAACGCGGTGGGGCCGGGGCTGTTCGCCGCCGGCTACACGTTTTCCGCTGGGACCACAGGAAAAACCGGCCTCACCGGTAGCACCGGACCCACAGGCGGGGCAGGCGCAGCCGGTGCCAAAGGTGGCACAGGTGGAACCGGAACGACCGGCACAACCGGATCGTCGACGGGCAACACCGGGGCGACGGGTGTGACGGGTCAGACCGGCAACACCGGACCTACCGGCGCGACGGGGAGCTAACCGATGGCCGACCTTATCTTCGATGCACCGGCCGCATATGTCGGCCAAAATGTCGCGGTCGACGGGCAGATGATCGCCGTCGCATCCGATGGCACGCTGACGCTGCCCGCGGGGACGTATACGCAAAACGTCATCGCGTCGCTGTTGTCCGCGGGTTTCAACTGGCAGCATGGGCCAACCGGCGCGCTCGGCGGCAATCCTGCGACCGGATCAACCGGCACGACAGGCACAACCGGCACGACAGGCAGCACCGGCTCGACCGGCAACACGGGCCATGCAGGCGGCCCGACGGGCGTTACCGGTGGCACAGGTGGCACGGGCTGGACCGGTCACGCAGGCCCGCACGGATGACACTAGAGGAACGGCAAGAGGCGAGCGAGCGGCGCATTCTCGCGCTGTCGTTCGCGCTTGCCAACCTTTCCGAGATGGTGTCCGACTTGGCTGTCGTCGTGCGCGAATTGGTGCTTTCGAATCAATCGACGCTCCCGCCGGCCGAATACGTCCCGACAAGGCGGCACTAAATGGCGACGTACGATTACCCGACGCGGCAGCAAATGGACGACTACGCCCGCGCCTTGAACGGCGTGCCGGGCGGTCGCCAAACCTCGCTCGCGCCGCAGACCTCTAACATGGGCGCACCGCAAGCCCGCGGTGGACTGAAGGGTCTGCGGCAATGGCTCGGCATCACGATCCTCGGTGCGGACGGCGCGCAAGCGCTATTCCCGCCGCAGCAGCCTTTGCAGCCGATAGCGCAGGCACCGGACCAGGCGGCGCTCGGGCGGCCGTGGGATTACCCGGTCGGCTATAACACGCGGGTTACGCCACGCGACGCGCAGATCAGCTTCGCCACGCTGAAAAACCTTGCGGTCGGTTACGACGTGCTATCGATCATGATCGGGCGCGTGAAAGACAAGATCGTTTCGCAGCAATGGAGCATCGGGCCGAAGGATCAGAAAAAGCAAAAGACATACGCCAACGATGCGCGCATTGGCGAGTTAACAGACTTCCTCGAATATCCCGACAAGGATCATTCCTTCGATGATTGGTCGCGCATGCTGCTCGATCAAGTCATCATGTACGATGCTCCGGCGATCTGGTTGCAGCCCGACCGCGCGAATAGGCTCTATGCGCTGCAAATCCTCGACGGCGCGCTCATCACGCCGAAGATTGGGCCGGATGGGCGCATCCCGACGCCAGACATCGGGCCGGCATATCAGCAAGTGCTGCACGGTCTGCCCGCGGTCGATTACATCAAGCCGCTGCCGAAAGGCGTTGCGCCGCCTGTCGATCCCGATGGTTTCCCGTTCCCCGAATTGCTCTACAAGCCGCGCAATCCGCGCGTCGATTCGCTCTACGGATTCGGGCCGGTGGAACAGATCATTACCACGGTGAATATCGCGCTGCGGCGCGAAGCCTACCTGTTGCAGTATTACACCGACGGTTCGATTCCCGACATGCTCGCCAACGTTCCGGCAACGTGGAACCCCGACCAGATCAAGAATTTTCAGCTTTGGTGGGATTCAGTGCTGCTCGGCAACACGGCGGGGCGGCGCGGGCTGAGGTTCATTCCCGAGGGCGTCAAGCCGTTCGACACGAAGGAAAAGGCGCTGACCGACGAAACCGACCAATGGTTGATCCGCATCATGTGCTTTGCGCTCGGACTCAATCCGATGCCGTTCATAAAGCAGATGAACCGCGGCCAGGAAAAGACGCACCACGACGAAGCCGCGCAGGAAGGGCTAGAGCCGTGGTTGGAATGGTTTGCGAACCTCCTCAACACGATCATTGCGCTGAAATTCGGCTACAACGACATCGTGTTCCGCTGGAAAGAGGACGAAGCGACGGACGAGGCCACGCGCGCGACCATCGCGGTGCAATACGTCACCGCGAAGATTTACCATCCCGACGAAATCCGCGAGAAGCTCGGGGACGAGGCAATGGCGCCAGACTTGCGCGATCAAATGGACATGGCGACATTTTCGGCGACGCAAAACGCGACCATCCTGCCCGACGATCAACAACAGGCGAAGGATGATGCGGCGCAAGCGTTGGCCGCGTCCAAGCCCGCGCCCGCGCCGCCCGTGACCAACGTCACGAACAAAATAGAAGTGCCGGATGTGTTCGTCGATGTCGGCTCGACCAACGTCAAGATCGAATCGCCAAGCAAGCGGGCTGACGGTTTCAGTGGCGAGCGGTCAATCGACTATGACCGCGACGAAAACGGAAACCTGGTCGCAAAGATTCGCGAAACGCGGACGACAACGATCCGTAAATCCGAATGACGCTCAAGGTAACGCATGCGTTCACATCGGCGATTGCAGACGATCCAGCGGCTGCGGCAGCTGGCGAAGTATTGCCATCGCATTGGAACGCCGATCACATCATCAGCGGGACCGTTACCGCGGCGACGGGCAATACAGGCGCAACAGGCGCAACAGGCGGGACGGGAAATACAGGCAACACCGGAGCGGGTAACACAGGCGGAACCGGGGCAACCGGCGGTACCGGGAGTACTGGTAACACCGGCGCGGGAACGAACGGGGCGACAGGTGCAACCGGCGCCGCAGGGCCGACAGGGTCGACGGGTTCTACTGGCACGACCGGCAGCACAGGGCAAACCGGCTCGACGGGTCCGACGGGAGCGCAAGGGAATACAGGCAACACCGGGACGAATGGCGCAACGGGGGCAACCGGCGCACAGGGAAATACCGGCGGCACGGGCGGGACGGGAGCAACCGGGCAGACCGCGAACACCGGTGCGACAGGTCCGACAGGTGCAG